TGTTGACAAACCATGTAGGCCAATTTTGGTTCCTACAATCGTTTAATCGGTCTTCAATGACGTAAGTCATTGGGACGTCGTAACAGAGCAAAGTCTTCTTTCTGTGTTCCTTCTTGAATTTGTAAAAATCCTTGAAGAATGGAGAAATAAGACTACTAAAGAAGTTGGGTGCCGTAATCAGGTCTCTTACATGAACCCACCCGTGATTCTGTAAATTTCTTAATAGTTCTGCTACCTGAGTTGGATCTTTTGAAGTCTCGACTAATCCAGCCAAAGTAAAGGGTGAAAACTCTTTTCCTTGGTAGAAAAACCGTGACGCAAAAGATAGAATATTTTTACCAACTAAAGTTTTAGATTCAGAGATACTTATACCAAGTGTCTCTGTTATTAAGGATTTATAGTTAAGGGCAGTATCCGTATCACATATAACAATATCATCACCTAATAAGGCATAATCCTCAAAAGGGAGATTCCTCCCAGCTCTTAAAGCTGAGAGTTGCACTATAATGTGATGTGATAAAGAGAATACGGGCCAAGAAGAGTACAACCCTAAAGGTTGTCCTACCTTATAATGAATTTCTTCATTATTTGGCGTTCTGAATGGTAATTCAGTAACAAGCCTTGCCCAGTGTTCCGCTATATCAGGATTGTAGAGATATTCCAAAACAAGCTTTTGGACCCATAAAGGAAATCTATCTGTTGCGTCCGTAAGGTCGTAACAGTAGTATACTTCTTTATTTAACAAATATTGGAGATTATCTTGATCGAATGTTCTGTCAGCCTTAAAAGTCTTAAGGACTTTCATTACATCTTCATGATAAACCTTTAATAATGTTTGAGTCCAATAATCTGCTATACCAATGTTTCTAATTTTTCCTTCTTTATCTGGGAAGTGTGTTAATCTTCTCAGTAATGTTGGATTAATTTTTAGGCGGGTTGGTTGAATTCTTTTATCAAAGAAATTGACCAACTTACCATCGATGTCTAACTTTTTCCATGACTCATAAATTGATGAGTTATAGAATGAGTAAGCTTCATCGACACAGTCATGCATAGCAGGTCTCTTGTTAGGACCTTTCTTTACACTCGTGTGAAAAGTGTCCCATAATGGTACTTTTCTCTCTAGACTTAGTCTATTTAAGAGGTCTCTTAGTTCAAATTCTAAGAAACATAGGATCCTCTCCAGTATATTCATTAGTTATTGATGAATAATCTGGGTCACCCTTCTGCTTAATGACTTTAGTAAGAGTTAGGAGAGTAAGTGCTAGTGACATAATGTCAACTTTGTACTCACTTTTTAACCCTTCCTCTATTGGACTTAAGAAACTTGGAAGTCCACGCTTATTCAGAGAAATAAACATCTCTGTTCGAGTTACTGGGCTTCCATTTACATATTGAAGGAAGACTTGTC